TAACCTCGAATATTTGGGACCCCCTTTCAAAGATTATCTCAGACGCCAGGTGGAAGAGGCAAAAGCCATGCCAGCACAGGAAAACATTGTTAAACGCCTAAACTTCTGCTGCTGGACAGAAAGCATAACGCGGTGGATTACCTCAGACAAATGGAATGCCTGCGCTTTTACAATTGACCCTGAAGCATTGAAAGGCCGGACTTGCTATGGAGGCCTTGACCTTTCATCAAATTCAGATCTTACCGCATGGTGTATGGTGTTTCCTCCTGAAGGTAAAGATGGTAAATATGAAATTATCATACGATTTTTTTTGCCTGAAGATAATATGATGGAGAGAGTAATAAAAGGTCGAGTTCCCTATGATGTATGGGCCAGGCAGGGATTTATCACTTTGACACCAGGAGCAATAATTGATTATGATTTTGTCATTACACAAATAGAGAAAGACGCTGCTGATTACAAGATTCAAGAATTAGCATTTGACCGATGGGGATCACAAAAGATAATTACGGACTTGCAAAAGGTCGGATTTAATTTAGAAGAGGGTCATGGCCGAGTTCTAATCCAGTTCGGCCAGGGATATGCAAGTATGGCATCACCCACAAAAGCCTTAGAAAAAATGGTATTATCTCTTGAGATAGCACACGGGGGGAATGCTGTGATGGCTTGGATGGCAAGTAATGTTGCAATACAGCAAGATGCGGCAGGAAATATGAAGGTTGCGAAGGATAAAAGCTCAGAAAAGGTGGATGGTATTATTGCACTTATAATGGGGTTAGATAGGGCTCTAAAAAATGTTGAGACAATATCGGCTTATCATGGCCTTACGGCAGATGAAATAAAAGAACGCATGACCTTTTAAATGCATGAAATATTTGACAAAACACACAAATTAGGCTATAATTTGACTATGAAGATTTGCACAAAATGCCATATTGAATACCCGGCCACCCTTGAATATTTCTATAAAGGCAAATCAAAATCTTGTGGTCTACATCCAACGTGTAAAAGATGTTCTATAAAAAAATCTTCCAAATGGAATAAATCGCATCCTGAAAAAAGGAGAATTAATAAAAAAAAGTGTTATGCCAAAAATCCATTGGTTGATAATAAGCGATCTAAAAAGTGGCGGGAAGCCAATAGAGAACGACATATTCAAAACACGAAAGATTGGATTGCCGAGAACAAGGAAAAGTTTAAGCAAAAACAAAATGAATGGAAAAAAAATAATAAAGGGAAGAGCCGTGCATCATGGCGAACATATGCAAGAAAACGGGCAAAAAATAAATCGTGGAAACTATCAAATGCTATCAGTAGGGCTATAAGTAAATCCATATTCCAAGGCAAGGAAGGCTATCATTGGGAAAACAATGTTGATTTTACTTCATCTGAGTTAAAAAAGCAGTTTGAGAAGCAATTTGAACAGGAGATGATATGGAATAATTACGGTACAGTATGGGAAATTGATCACATTATTCCGATTTCTGTTTTTAATTTTACCTCTTATAATCATATAGATTTTAAAAAATGTTGGTCATTGAAAAATCTTAGACCTTTACGAATATCAGAAAACAGATCAAAAGGTTCCAAACTTGACAAGCCTTTTCAACCATCGTTGGCCTTTGGATAGAGGAGATCCAGTCACGAATGACATTTTAAAAGGAGAATAATGAGCTATTCAACCCCTAAAGATATAAAGAAGATGATTGAATTGGCGTTATCTGAAGAAAAATATCATATTTCGATTATGGTATATTGTGGAGATGAAATGATATGTGATTGTTTTAGGCAAGAGATTGAAACTGAAGATGTTATCAACTTACTCAAAGGAGAATACTAATGATATTTATAGAGATTGAGAAGAAAGACGGCATGGGCGGGTTCTTAATTCCCCATGAGCCTGGAAGCAAAGAAATTGTCGAAGAGCTTTTGAAAGACAAGGAAAATGTTATTAAAGGCTTGATTATGAATAAAACAAAAGGAGAATAACGATGAGAATTAAAAGGTTTGATGTAAGTACACAACTTATCAAGGATATACTTGGTCCCGGAATTAAATATTTTGAAGCAACAGAAAACGCCATTCTGGGTGATGCAGAGCTGGTAAGGATATCGGTAAATGAGAATGAATCGACGATTGATAGAATTTCTCTGTTCTTTACCAGCGCGTCATTCCCTGATCTTCCCGAAGGGACCGTACTTAAAGGGGAAACAATAATATTTGTTAAACATTATGACCCATCAATATCGGAACTTGAGAAAGGAGAATAATATGGCAAGAAAAAAAGGAAGTCGAAATAAAGTCAAAGAGGTAGAACCGGCAGTTGAACCCGTAACGCAGCCTGAGGAACAGCCTGAAATTATCGTTACGCCAGAAGAAAAGCCGGAAATCAAGGACGATACCGGCCCTGTAGAACCGGAATATGTCTCTACTGACGAAGCGGCCCGGATATTGAGGGTAAATGAGGCATGTGCTCGGCTATGGTTTAACCATGGCCATTTGACAGGCATAGATGAATTAGGTTTTATTAGGATCTCCAGACAATCGTTATTTAGCGATAAAATCCTCGAATTACTTGGCAAATCTAAGAGGTAAGGCATGTCAATTAAAATTAAAGATGATCCGATGCTGCCTAACAAACCTCTTTTCCGGCCTGATGAAGTAGCAGACTATTTTGGGTATGGGATATCCACAATTTACACATGGATTCAACACGGCATTTTAAAGGCAGAAAAATACAAGGGGACTTACAGGATTTCAAGAGAGGCGATCTTAGCCTGTCGTTTTAGAAGCCAGCTCGATCCGTTGGCATAATCGGGACTTAAAATTGCGATAAATCGAACGATTTTGTCTGATCTGTCCAGTTCTTCCTATTTCCTCGTTTTACAAATCCGATTTCCTTTCTATACAATATCGCCTGAAGCTAAACTTTTAGCCGAAAGGCGGTCTATTCTGAATATCCTGACCAAAGCCAACCTTCTTGCGTGGTACGCAAGTCAAAAAATTAAGCACGGGGTTAAGAAAGTTTTTAACCTGAGCTTAACCGATCCAAAGGCCTGGGACCGGTCCCTATGGAATCTCCGTGGTGCCCAATCTTTATCAGGCGAGACCGTCACAGAAGAAACTGCACTCACATACTCTGCGTTCTGGAATGCAATCACCCTGCTTGCCGGTCCTCTTGGCTCCATGCCCCTTCATTTAATCCAAAAAAAAGGCAAAACCAAGGAAAACGCTATAGATCAAAGCCTTTACCATGTACTGCATACCCAATACAATCCATATATGACCGCAATGGCAGGCCGGGAATGCCTTGCCTCGCATGTTCTTACATGGGGCAACGGATATGCGGAAATCATTCGGAATGGCTATGGCGACGTAAGTGAACTTTGGCCGATACCACCTAACCGTGTGATCCCCACAATGGAGGGGGGGGATTTAGTTTACAAGATTAGGGTTGCCAATGAAGAAATAACTTTGCAGAGAGAGAAAATTCTGCACATCCCCGGTCTCGGATTCGATGGCTTTATCGGTTATTCAATTGTTGCTATGGCGCGGAAATCAATCGGTCTCGGCATGGCAATGGAAACATTCGGAAGTAAATATTTCGGCGATGGCACCCACCCAAGCGGGATTATAACCCACCTGAACCAGCTTAAAGATCCAAAGGCCATGAGACAAGCCATCAACGAAGTGTATTCCGGCCTTGGAAACGCCCACCGGCTTATGTTGCTCGAAGAAGGCATGGACTTTAAAAGCGTTGGGATACAGCCGGAGGACTCACAATTTCTCCAAAGTCGCCAATTTCAGATTACGGATATGGCAAGATGGGCAAACTTGCCCGTGCACAAACTCAAGGAGATGACAAAAAGCTCCTTTAACAACATTGAATCTGAAAATGCCAGTTATGTGGTTGACTCATTACTCCCATGGTTTATTCGGTTTGAGCAAAATTACAATATGCAGCTCCTGTCAAAAACCCAGAAAAAGCAAGGTTTGTATTTTAAGCATAATTTCGAGGGCCTTTTGCGGGCAAACTCTAAAGACAGGGCCTTATATTATAAATTAATGATCGGATCTGGCATTATGACTCCAAACGAGGTCCGGGAAAAAGAAGATTTCAACCCGAGCGAAGATCCGCTGGCCGACGAGCTTTTCATGCCTACAGGCCTTATTCCATTGAGCAAATTTGAGGACTACCTTGCTAAAAATACAGAAAAGCAAACTGAGCCAAAGCAAATACCAGAGGAAACAGAAAACGAGGAAGCAAAATCCAGGCTAAGGTTATTGCAAAATAGAAATTAAAAATCAGGGTTCCCTAAAGCCGACGGGCTGAAGGGAGTACAAGAGAATCAAGGGGCAAGTATAGGGCCTATACCGGGAGAAATCCCGCCTATACTTTGCCCCTTTTTCTTTGCCCTGAAAATCTAAGGAGGTAAATGATGGAATGGTATGAAATAAAAAATAAAGCTGAGAAGGCAGAAATATGGATCTATGAATTTATTGGAAAGGATTTCTGGACCGGGGAAGGTGTGACCGCAAAGACCTTTCAAGAAGACCTCTCCAAAATCAAAGCATCCCAGATCGACTTGCACATCAATAGTCCAGGAGGCGATGTGTTCGATGGGAATACGATTTACAACCTCCTGAAGCAGCACTCAGCGAAAGTTACAACTTACATCGACGGCCTTGCTGCTTCTATCGCTTCAGTGATTGCCCTTGCTGGTGACAAAATCTATATGGCGGAGAATGCACTTTTCATGCTCCATCAGCCCTATGCTTTTACAATGGGAACCGAGGAAGACCACGAAAAAACCATTGAAATACTTCGCCAAATTGGTGGTTCAATAGCGAAAACATACATTAGTAAGACAGGCAAAGCCGAAGACGAGATCCGCGAAATGATGAAAGCCGAAACCTGGCTGAATTCCGATGAAGCCATAGAAGCAGGCTTTGTCGATGAGATATCCGGGAAGATGGACATAGCGGCTTGCGCTAAGTTCGTCCCCATAATGGCAAAGGCGGGGTTTAAGAAAATTCCTGAAATTCTTACCCCTAAACAGACGCCGACTGTGAAGGATGCCGAGAAAGCCTTGCGCGATGTAGGGTTTTCAGTAAAGCAGTCGAAAACCATTCTTGCAAAGGGATTGCCTGATGATTTGCGTGATGTAGATCATTTGGATGATCCCACTCCGGAAATTCAACCTCTGCGTGATGTAGTGGAAACGAAGCCGAGCAAGAAGGATCGGACAGCGGAACTATTAACTAAGGGCGAAATGTTGGCCCCAACACGACATTCAAATTAAAGGAGGTATTTAAGATGAAAACAGTAACCCAATACAGGGAAGATATTCGGGTTTTGATGGCAAAATCCGCAAGTATTGACGCTCAGTGTGTCAACGAAAACCGAGACCTCACGAAAGAGGAACTTACCTACAAGAACGAGATAATGGACACCGTAAAAGAGTATCAGGACATTATCAACACCATGGAAAGGCAGGAGCGTATCGCAGCCGAGCTGGAACGACCGCAAGAACCCCTGACAGTGGCGAAAAACACGAGCAACAGAGCCAGCGGGATCACCATTCGGGATAAGGATAAATTCAAATCCTTTGGCGAGCAAATGTCCGCTGTTATGCACGCTGGAAGTGGTGGAGCTATTGATCCACGGCTGAGAAACATTCAGGCGGCTGCCGCTTCGGGATTGAGCGAGTCTGTGCCTTCGGATGGTGGGTTCCTGGTACAACAGGATTATTCAACTGAACTCCTGGAAGAAGTTTTTACAACCGGGATACTTGCCGCGAAATGCCGTCGGATTCCGATTTCAGGACAGTCGAACGGTATCAAGATCAATGGGGTTGATGAGACCTCACGAGTTTCGACCAGATCAGGTGGAATTCTTGGTTACTGGGAGGACGAGGCGGCCTTGAAAACCGAAAGTAAGCCTAAGTTCAGGAAGATTGAGCTTAGTCTCAAAAAGCTGATCGGGCTTTGCTATGCAACCGACGAACTCCTGGATGACGTTGCGAGTCTTGAGAATGTGATCCGCTCAGGGTTTGTCTCTGAATTCGGGTTTAAGCTGGACGATGCCATTATCAATGGTACGGGCGCGGGCCAGCCTTTAGGGATACTCAATGCCGGGTGTTTGGTGAGTGTGGCCAAGGAAACAGGCCAGGCCGTTGACACAATAATGACGGAGAATATCATCAAGATGTATTCCCGGAGATTTGCCGGTCAAACTGGCAACTATGGCTGGATTTATAATCAGGAAATTGAGCCCCAGTTGTGGACGATGAGCCTAGCCGTGGGCACTGGTGGAATTCCCGTTTTCATGCCGCCCGGTGGATTGGCGGATGCGCCATACGCGCGTATCTTAGGGCTTCCCGCAATGGCAATCGAGCAGGCCGCCGCCATAGGTGATGTCGGGGATATAATCCTGGCGAACTTTCAGAATGGCTATATTTTGGCCGAGAAGGGCGGGATCGCAAGCGATATGTCGATCCATGTTAGATTTTTATATGATGAGAGCGTTTTCCGTTTCGTCCTCCGAGTGGATGGGCAACCCGTGAGAGCGTCTGTTTTGACACCTTATAAAGGCGGGAGCGATGCGACCCAATCGCATTTTATCGCCCTCGCGGCCCGTTAGTGGTTGTTTTTATTGAGGATTTTAATAATGCCGGTTCATGGACTTAAAGGAAAAAAGCAGTCGTCTGAACAAATTCGTAAACGAGTTGAAGCCATGATGAAAACAAGGGCAGCGTGGACGGATGAGCAACGGGCGGATGATTCAGAAAGAAAACGTAAAGCCCAAATGGGTAAACCGGCGTGGAATAAAGGAAAGAAATGTCCTCAATATTCCAGGGAGAAACATTGGAACTGGGGCAATAAAATGCCCCAGGAATCCATAGAGAAAATGCGAAAGAGTCTTACTGGCAAAAAACAATCAAAAGATACCATTGCGAAACGATTTGAATCAAGATCTGGGTATCAACATTCTACTAAAACAAAAGCCAAGATTGGGTTTGCAAATAGCGGTGATAGAAATGGCATGTGGGAAGGTGGAATATCTCGTGAAGAATATCCGGCAGCGTTTTGGAAAAAATGTTTCAAGGATATGGTTCGAGACCGAGACAACCGTACATGTCAAATATGTGGAACCCCTGAAATGGATAAAGCTCTTGATATTCACCATATTGATTATGACAAACGGAATGTTGATCCGAAAAACCTAATTTCCTTATGCCATAAATGTCATGGAAAAACTAATTTTAATCGACCAAGATGGGTAACATTTTTCAACAAACAAAACAATATTCCCTTAACAGGGACTAACAATCAAGAATAATAGGAGGTTTTAATCATGGGAGCGAAAGGATTTAACATAGTAGAAGAAGGTCAGATTGTGACTTTGTACTATCCTCTTGACATTGACACACTGGCAGCGGCCAAAAGTCCGGTCATTGTCCTGATGGAGAATTATAACCATGCAACGATCATCTACAGCATAGGGGTGAATCCGCTGGCGGCAGGAGTTGTTACTATTGAATCGTGCGATACGATTGTTCCTGGCACGGCGACTCAGATCATGTTTCCGTATTATCGATATGAAACGTCACAGATTTTGGCCAGTGGTGACGTCCCTGGGACTCGCACGTGGACGACTACAGCGGCAGCAGGGCTTATCCCGGTTGCTGGTGGTGTCCCCTCGATGTATGTCATTGAACTTGATGCAGAGCTCTTGGTTGAGGGTGATATCGGTTTCAGGATGTGTATTGCCGATCCTGCGGCAGCTTCCGTTGGATCTGCCGTCGCGATTTTGAGCGGTGCCAGGTACGCGAAATCCAGCGTTACTCAGATGGCGGTAGTCTAAACTAACCGGGGCGGGTGAAAGCTCGCCCCATAACCGGGTGGGGTTGAAACATGATCGCCTTATTAATAACTATTGATCGGGGAACCGCTCCGATAGCCGAAAGGCACGGATGGAGGATAGGAAAATGCCAGTAACAAACGTAAAAAGCAAATGGGCAAGTGGGAATTTGGTGTTTCATGAAACTGTTCTTGGTAATGGTGCTCAAATTCACTTCGGCGAAGATGATGACGGTCTTGATGTTAAATTTTTCGGTGCAACAGCCAGCAGCTATATGCTTTGGGATGAAAGCGCCGACAAATTAATTATCAACGCCGGAACAGCAGACCTTGGAACTGCATGCGAGGCCGATGCCTATACGGTCGGCGGGGTAGCGGGCATAGATTCAGGTGCTGTTGGAACAGTTACTACGTTTACTATCACGATCGTGAAGGGTATCGTAACGGCATTTGGGAAAGTAACATAAGATGAAGGATTTTATTAAAGAATTAAAAAAAAGAGAGCAGGATTTAATTGAAGCGCACAAGAAAATCAGCGAGCAAATTACTGCTCTCTTAGACCAACGAATTAAAATAGTCGGTGCGATTGAAGAAAATAAGTACATGCAAAAACAAATAGTTGATCCGGGCGCTTACATCAAAGCCCTACTGTAAAAGTAGGCGAATCCATAAGGGTGTGATTCATAATGTTTAACCAGTGGGGGGCCATAAGGCCCCTTGCTATAGGGGTAAAAAATGGCAACTACAAGAACGCATCGGGCCACCGGGGCGGTAGCTATAGCCTCGACGCTTGCTCCAGGGATACCATGGCAGCTTGAAGAAATACGAGTTCATTTATCGGCGGTCGGGGCGGCCGGTGATCTTACTGGAACTTTAGATCATGGGGCCGGGACTGCATATGATTTAGTGATTCTAACCCAGGATATGACCGCTGTTACGGATTTCATATGGCATTGTGAGCGACCTATGGAGTTTGGGGCGGATGTTGAGCTTGATATCGCGTGGGCAAATGCAAGTACCCGGACCTATGGCCTTGAAATAGTCTGGAAGTCAATTTAAGGAGTCTGTCATGAAGATTATTAATGGTGTTCAAACACTGCCAAGTGCTGTTCTAACGTCTCCTGACATTGACGGCGGCACGATTGATAATACCGTTATAGGTGGAACTACCCCTGCGGCTGGTACGTTCAATCCTGGC